TGAAAGAGCTCTGCAGGATGTATATAAAATTAGAAAGCTTACACTTAGATTTTACCCATTAAATGGAGATTTGGAATTTGGAGACTTGTTTGGAGGCATAATAACGGATATGCGAAGAAAATCAAATACCAAACATGGAGAATTAGTGTTAAAATCTCCTCAGAATGTTAATGGAGTAATTGAGATTGTTGAGCAGTCGAGAGGAACTGTTAAACCAATAATCGATGTAACATATCCAGATAAAAGCAAAGGGAGAATTACAGAGGATACTATTTCAGAAAAGATGGATATGGAATTTTCTGGAGATAATTTGCAAGAGGCAGAAGAACTTGTTAATAAAGGTAAATTAATTGAAAATATTAATTTTGTAAGTGAAGGGAATGCTCAAATATATGAGCGTTACAAATCTAAAATAGTTAAATTTCTTTTAAAATAATTGAATTTTAAAGAGGG